AATCTAACAGAAACTAGCTCCGGATTTATTGGGTCTTTTGGGGCATCTATTAGTGGAGGAATCCTATCATTAAATTATACCAATACATCGGCAGAAAACATCACAGTTAGAACAAAAAATGTTGGATTTGGTACTACTGCTGTTGGTGTAGGCACATATAGATTTAAACTTCCAGGTCAATCTGATGGGGCGGAAAGAACTGTTGTTTTCCAATCAAAATTTAATAACATCTCATCGGGATCTACTAGTATTTTAGTTTTAGATAAGTCTTTATTCACATCATCAAAATCGACAATTAGAGTTGGACTTGGACAAACTAGCGCATTGCACCAAATAATGGCAATTAATGATGGGAATGATGCATATTCTATTCAATATCCATTCTTATCAATTGGCAGCACCTCCGGAATAGGAACATTTGGGGCAGAGATTTCTGGAGGCAATTTTATAATTAAATTCTATGCCGATCCTTCGATATCTGGCAATTTAGAAATACTTTCTTTTAGCGAAAATTTCTACACTGACTTAGATACAGTTAATATCCCACCCACTCTCAGTTACAGTCCAGTAGAGCAAACAGTTGCGGTTGCAAAATATTTTGGTGCCAATTCTCCCAATGTAAACAAATATGATTTTGAAGCGGAATATGAAGGCGTGCCAATTTTCATGAAAACTTTCAATCCGTCAGATAGTAATGCTTTAAATTTGACAACGGGTGTATTTACAATTCCAAATCACTTCTTCAATACTGGAGAGCAGTTGATTTATACTCCAAAATCTACTTTTATCGGGATTGGAACTCTTGCAATGGGAATTGGAGCAACCGCAAATTATGTCGGTGTTGTTACAACAATACTTCCATCTGTTGTATATGCGATAAAGGATAGCAATGACTCGTTTAGAATTTCTACTAGAAAAGAATATGCTATTCAAGGAATCGGAGTAACATTTACGTCTGTTGGTCTAGGAAATGCCCACCAATTAGAAATGTATAAAAAGAATGAGAAATCAATAATCTCTATTAATGACGTTGTACAAAGTCCTCTTGCATTTTCTTACATAACTCATACACTGTCTGGAAATGGTGGTCAAATTGGATCAGCATCTACAATTTTTGCTTTGAGTGGAATTAGTTCTATTACTCCAACAGATATATTAAAAATCGACGAAGAGTATATGAGAGTAGAGAATGTTGGGTTAGGTACAACAAACACCGGTCCCATCACATTTGGTGGAAGTATTTCTCTTGTAGAAGTTACTCGTGGATTTCTTGGATCCATTGCTGGAGTGCATACTGATACTTCTATTGCTAGAATTTACAGAGGATCTTACAACATTTCTAAAAATAAAATCTTTTTCACAGAAGCTCCTAGAGGAAATTCTCTTGATTTACTTGGTCCGAGTGAATCTAATTTGCCAAGAGAACGGGCTTCTTTCAGTGGAAGAGTCTTCTTAAGAGAAGATTATACAACTAATCAAATCTATGATGATATTTCGAATCAATTTACTGGAATTGGGCAGACCTTTATACTAACATCTCAAGGAATAAACACAGTCGGATTAGGAACTTCTGGCGGAAATGGAATTGTATTCATTAATAATATTTTCCAATCTCCAACGACATCTAATAATTTATCAAATAACTATATAATAGCAGAAAATTCTGGTGTTACTAGAATTACTTTTACCGGAATAACATCATCTAATAATAATATATTCACATCAGAATATGATATTAATCAGAATCAACTTCCTCGTGGAGGTGTAATCGTATCTCTTGGATCTACTGGAGGATTAGGAATAGCTCCTCTTGTGGGTGCTTCTGTTACTGCCGTCGTTGGTGCTGGGGGAACTATAGTTGCAATTGGAATTGGAACTATGGATATCATTGGATCTGGATATAGATACCCAGTTTCTGTTGCAGTCACAGAAAGTGGGCACATTGGTACTGGAGCTGTTATAACTGCAAATGTTGGTGCAGGTGGAACTTTATCATTTAATGTTGTTAATCCTGGGGCAGGATATACCAATCCAACAATAAATGTTTCTTCTCCCTCGTATCAAAACTTATCTGTAACTGGAGTGTCTAGACTTGGAGTAGGGGCTACAACAGATACTGGAGTTGGTTTACTTCTAAACATTGAAGTAGGATCTAGCTCTACCACTACAGGAATTGGATCCACTTTATTTGAAGTTAAAACCTTTGAAATTACCAGAAATGGATATTCATTTAGAGTTGGTGATGTATTCAAACCTGTAGGGTTGGTAACTGCAAAAGGTCTTTCTGCTCCAGTTAATGAATTCCAATTAACTGTTTTAGATGTTTTTACGGACTCCTTTTCTTCTTGGCAATTTGGAGAATTGGATTATATAGATTCTATTCTACCATATCAAGACGGAGTTAGAACTAGATTCCCACTCCTCTACAATTCAGAACTACTCAGCTTCGAAATTGATGAAAATGACCCCGATTCTCAGTTGATTGATTTAGATTCGGTTCTTCTCATTTTTATCAATGGAGTTTTACAAGAACCAGGAGTTTCATATCAATTCAGTGGTGGAACTTCATTTACATTCTCAGTTGCTCCAGAACCAGAAGATAATATATCAGTATTTTTCTATCGTGGCACAAGGGGTGAAGATACAATTCAAGTCGATGCAATAGAAACAGTTAAAGTAGGAGATACCGTACAAATCTTTAGCAATAATTCAAATATTCAAAATACAACTACTCAGGAGAAGAGGACAATTTATGATATCTCCGGATCCGATAAAATTGAAACAAATCTTTATGTTGGTCAGGGGATTGATGAAGTTAACAACAAACCCTTATATTGGACTAAGCAAAAAACTGATTTGATACTCAATGGTGAAAAAATTTATAAATCAAGAGATTCTTTAGAGTCTCAAATTTATCCAACTGCAAATATTATCGGAGATTTGAGCATTACTGCAACCGAAATATTCGTTGATGATAGCAGTCTGTTTAATTACGAGAATGAATCTCCCATTAGTTTTGATGCATTTATTCTTTCGAATAATTCTGCAGAAGAGTATGAAATAATTACTGATATATCTGATGTGGAAGGATACTCGGTTTCTGTCATAGGAATTGCGACTACAAATGGAATTGGAACACCATTAGCACTTAGATTTACTCTGGATAGAAATCCATTCTCATTCCCAGATTTGCAAGTTGGATATCCAATTTATATCTCTCAAACTTTTGTTGGGCAGGGGGTAACATCAATTAATACGACTAATACGGATATTGTTTCTATAAGTACATCATTCGTAAATAATGTTTATAGAATTCATGCAATTAATTCTGCGACAGGAATTGTAACTTGTAATATTGCATCAAACACATCGATTGTGGGAATTGCTACGACAGGAACTATAAAATATCCTGTAGGAAGATTATCTTGGGGAAGACTGTCAGGATTCTCTAGATCTAACTCTCCAATCTCAATTGGAGTGACAGGATATACTTCGAGTGTAGGAATAACTACTCTGGGATATAATGCGGGATTATCTACATATCCAATTATTCAAAGGAGAGGATATGGATTGAGAAGCAATGGGTCTCTGAAAAAGGATCTCTAATGCAATATAAATATAAAAAAAAGAATTATATAGATGTCTGCACTTGTAACAGATCAATTTAGAATATTAAATGCCAGTAATTTTATAGAATCAATAGACGATTCTTCTAATTCTTATTATGTTTGGGTTGGTCTTACTAATCCAAATCTTTATACTGGTTTTGGTAGAAATATAAATTGGGATGGTCCAGGAATAACTAACGGCGTAGTGCCAAATCCCACAGATAATTTAGATTATCTAACTCAATATGAAGATACTCTTCTTTTTGGAAAGAAAGTTACTTCTTCAAATATAAGAAGAGTAATCAAAAGAGTTGATTGGGAAAGAGGTAAAAAATATGATATGTATAGACATGATTACAGTATAGAAAATCTTTCCCCAATATCGAGAAGATCTAGACTTTATGATTCGGAATATTACGTATTAAATAGTGATTATAATGTTTATATTTGCATAGAAAATGGGTCCAGCGGAATTAATACAACAGGTAATCAGTCACAATATGAACCAACTTCTACAGACTTAGAACCGACAGTAGCCGGTACCGGAGAGGACGGATATGTTTGGAAGTACTTATTTACTGTTTCTCCCGCAGATATTGTAAAATTTGACTCCACAGAATATGTAACATTACCAAATAACTGGAATACTTCTACAGATTCTCAAATTGTTGCAGTGAGAGAGAATGGAGACTCAACACTAAATAACAACCAAATTAAAACAGTTTACATTGATAATGCAGGATCAAATTATGCATCTGGAGAAGTTGATATTTTGGGAAATGGATCCGGTGGGAGAGTATTTGTACAAACAAATGCCAATGGAGAAATTACGGACACTACAGTAACGTCTGGAGGCACCGGATACACGTATGGAATCGTCGATTTGGGTCCTCTACAACCAGGAAGCACTATCAGTAACCCCGCAAAATTAATCCCCATTATACCTCCTTCTAGGGGGCATGGGTTTGACTTATACAAAGAGTTGGGTGCAGATAGAGTAATGATATATGCGAGATTTGATGATTCTACTAGAGATTTTCCAATAAATACAAAGTTTTGTCAGATTGGAATCTTAAAAAATCCAACAACATTTATATCTACAGAAACTTTTAGTGGCGGAGAATTTTCTGGTTTATATGCAATGAAATTTGATTCGGTTAATTCTTTTTTACCCGAAGTTGGAGAAAAAATTAACCAAACAGTTTCTACTGGAATTGCGGTTGGATATGTTGCGTCGTATGATTCTGACACTAAAGTTTTAAAGTATTTTAGAGACAGATCTCTATATTATGGGTCAACACACGATCAAACTGATTATGTGGGGGTTTCAACATCGGGGAATTCAAACATCAATTTTAGTTCTACCGGCGGAAATGTAATTGGAGAAACAAGTGGTTTTTCTGGTCAAATTTCTTCCTTTTCTGGAATTACTACAACAGTAAATAATTCAATCATAAATCTTGGAGTAACATTTACAAATGGTCTTGCAAATCCTGAAATAAATAAAAAAACAGGAGATATAATTTATATTGACAATAGACCTCTTGTATCTCGTAATGTTAGACAAAAAGAAGACATTAAAATTATCCTGGAATTCTAACCAATGGCACAAAAAACAAATTTAAATGTAAGCCCCTACTTTGATGATTTTGACGCCGAAAAGAACTTTTACAAGGTTCTTTTTAATCCAGGAAGACCTGTCCAAGCAAGAGAATTAAATAATATTCAATCGATATTACAGAATCAAGTTGAATCTTTCGGTAGTCATATTTTCAAAGAAGGATCTGTAGTAATTCCTGGTAACTTAACATATGATTCGCAGTTTAATGCGGTTAAGTTAAACCCAACTAATTTTGGCGTAAATATCTCACTATACATCAATCAATTTGTAGGTAAAAAAGTTACCGGACAAATTTCTGGTGTAACTGGAGTTATTCAAAAAATTGAAATACCCGATTCGGTTAATAATTTAGAGTACATTACATTATATGTAAAATATATTGATTCTGGAGAAAGTTTTGCAATTACTCCATTCCAAGATGGTGAATCATTATTTGCTAGTGAGAATGTGGTTTATGGAAATACAACCATCGTAGCAGGAAATCCATTTGCATCTTTAATTTCTACTGATGCTACTGCTATTGGATCTGCAGTCTCTATCGATGCTGGAATCTATTTTGTAAGAGGAACCTTTGTAAACGTTTCTAAAGAAACAATTATTCTGGATTATTACACAAATACTCCATCATATAGAGTAGGTCTCAAAGTATCTGAAGAAATCATAACAGCAAAAGAAGATGATTCTCTTTATGATAATGCAAAAGGATTTACAAACTATGCTGCTCCCGGAGCAGATAGATTTAAAATAGGTTTGTCCTTAACCAAAAAAACAATCGATAGTGTTGATACTGATGTAGATTTTATAGAACTTCTTAGAATAGATGTTGGTCAAGTTAAAAAATTAAACACAAATACTCAATATTCATTAATTAAAGATTATTTGGCACAAAGGACTTTTGATGAATCCGGAAATTATTCGGTAACTCCTTTTAAAATTTCTTTACACGACTCTTTAAATAATAGACTCGGAAATAATGGTTTATTTTTTAAGAATCAAAAAACTGAAAGCGGAAATACACCATCAGATAATTTAATGTGCGTTAAATTATCTCCAGGCAAAGCATATGTTAGGGGATATGATATTGAAAAAATTTCTACCACTATTTTAGACGTATCAAAACCCAGAGAAACTCAAAATGTAGAAAATGTAAGTATCCCATTTGAAATGGGAAATTTACTGAGAATTAATAATATAACCGGATCTCCAAAACAAAATCAATCGTTAGAACTACACTCCGTTAGAAGAAGCGCATCTGGCAATCCAAGCTCTACAACAAAAATCGGAGATGCTAGGGTTTATAATTTCAGATTAACAGATGCTGCTTATTCCTCAGCATCTACAAACTGGGACTTATATCTTTATGATATTCAAACATATACAACATTAATTTTAAACCAAGCTCTATCTATATCTCAATTACCAGCAACATCATTCATCAAAGGAAAAAGTAGTGGTGCAAGTGGATATGCAGTTTCTGCTGGGGATGGGACAACAACTGTCAGTTTAAGACAAACTTCTGGTAATTTTATAAAGGGTGAACAAATTATCATCAATGGACTAGAATTATATCCTAGATCGATTACTAATATTACAGTATATGACAGTCAGGATATTAAACAAGTATATCAATCTACTGCAGTTTCTGGATTTACTACTTCATTTATAGGAGATTCGGTTTTATCAAAACAGTTACCAATCGGTTTTAATGCCTCCGATACAATCAATATTACTTCTGGTGGTGTTGTAACTTCTCCAGGAAAATTTTTCAATTCAATCAAACCCGGAAGTATCATTAGATATCAAACATCAACAGGGTCTTTAGAAAACTTTAACAGAGTTACTAGCGTTAGTTTAACAGGATCTTCCATGACAGTTGCAAGTGTTGCAAGTGTTAGTGGAGTTTGTGATGGATCTATTGGTGTCTCCACAAATGTATCTTTCAGTATTGGAGCTCCAACAATTAATAATCTTGAAAAAGGATTCTTGTATGCGGAAGTTCCAAATTCAAATTTATCATCTATAGATTTAAACGATTCCATCTTAACCTTTAGTGCTCAATCGACGAGCGCCAAATCATCAAGCAGTCCCATCGTTTTATCAGTATCGGATTTCTCATTACCATCTGGTTTAACTACTGCTTTATTTCAAGGATTTGACGAAGAGCGTTACTCAGTTCATTATACCGATGGTACAACACAATCTTTAACAGCAGACGAATTTTCATTATCTAATAATCAGGTTACTTTATCAAATCTCACGTCAGGTAAAACAACATCGTCAATCAATGCAACTTTTATTAAAAATGGAGTAGAAAGTAAAGAAAAGCAGTATAATAGAAGTCAAACAATTAATGTAATTTATTCAAAATATCTAGAGTCTGGGAGTGGAATCAGCACTTCTATTAATGATGGTCTAGAATATAATCCATATTACGGTCTGAGAGTACAGGACCAAGAAATTTCTCTTAATTATCCAGATGTTGCGAAAGTTTTAGCAGTTTATGAATCTTTAAACACTTCCAACCCCTCTTTGGATAGTGTATCCTTCAGCAGTGTTTTGAACATTGGAGGAAATGCTATTATTGGTGAAAACATTATAGGATCGGAAAGTGGTTGTGTAGCTAGAGTGGTTACAAGATCCACAAATAGCGTCGGTATAATCTATTTAAATTCAAATAGATTCTTAACTAATGAAAATGTTACTTTCGAAGAATCGAATATTAGTGGAGAAATTGATTTTATTACTCTGGGAAGTTATAACGATATCACAAATAGATTCAAATTGGACAAGGGGCAAAAAGAACAATACTATGATTATTCTAGAATTGTTAAAAATGAGGGTGAGACAGAACCTTCTAGAAGGATTTTAGTCGTTTTTGATTACTTCAGTGTTCCATCTACAGATAATGGAGATGTATTTACAGTATTAAGTTACAAACAAGAGCAGTTTGCTAATGATGTGCCTCTAATCGGCAATAAAAATCTAAGAGCATCAGATACACTCGATTTTAGACCAAGAGTTTCAGTATTCTCTGGAGTAGCGTCTTCTCCATTCGATTTTTCAAATAGAAACTTTAGTTCTTCTATTAAACTAAATCTAACACCAAATGAGAGCACGATTATTGGATATGATTATTATATTGGAAGAATAGATAAAATTTATCTCAACAAAAATGGTGAGTTTATTTATATTCAAGGAAATTCATCTTCAAATCCAAAATCTCCGATTAAAATTGATGATGTAATGGAGATAGCGACCATTAGTTTGCCACCTTACCTTTATACTCCGAATAGTGCAACATTATCACTTGTTGATAACAGAAGATATACGATGAGAGACATTGGTCTCATTGAAAACAGAGTTAAAAATCTAGAGAGAGTAACTTCGTTAACGCTTTTAGAATTAAGTACACAAACTCTTCAAATACAAGATTCTCAGGGATTTAATAGATTTAAAACTGGATTTTTTGTAGATGATTTTAAAGACTACGAAAGAGTTAATTTAAATCTTTCACTTCTTGAGATTGACCCAGAACTGCAAGAAATGAGACCGATTATTGCTCGCAATAGTCTTAAAAATTATCTTGCACCGTCACTGAATATAACCGATGAAGAAGTAGATTTATCAACTAATTATGCTCTGATAGATTCTAATGTACAAAAGACAGGAAGCACTGTAACTCTCAAATATACTTCCGAAAAGTGGATTAATCAACCACTTGCAACACAGGTAGAAAATGTTAATCCATTTCACGTAATTTCATATAAAGGATCTATTAAATTATCTCCAGATAGAGATAATTGGGTTAGAACTGTACAATTACCAAATAAAACAATATCAGTAACCGACTTTGTTTTAGTTGAAAGAGACAATACTGTTTTGGGTGACAGGACAGTTAGGGTTGATAATGGTGCTAATGCAAGTAGAACTGAACTTTCAACAGAATTCTCTCAAACTGTAACTGAATCTAGCAGTTCATCTACTAGAAGCACTAGCTCTACAAGATTAGTAGAAGCGCGTGCAGAAGAGTATATGAGATCTAGAAATACTGAATTTTCAATTACTAGTCTGAAACCTTATACTAGATATTATCAATTCTTAGATGGAAATGGATCTGTAGATTTTATTCCTAAACTAATTGAAATTGCTAACAGTGAATCATTAGAAAATGATGGGGCATCATCTGCGTTTACTATTGGAGAAACGGTAATCGGTTATGATAATCAAAACAATAAGATAATTGCTTTTAGAGTGGCAATGCCATCTCATAAAATTGGTCCTTTCAATTCTCCAACAACTAAATTTACAACAAATCCATATTTTAGAACAGAGTCAATTCCAGATGCATATAGCGCATCATCGAAGATTTTAAACCTTGACACATATTCTATATCAGAAGAGGCACAAGGTCTTTACTCTGGATATTTGGTAAAAGGTGCAAAACTTGTTGGACAAACAAGTGGTGCTATAGCATATGTAAAGGACCTCAGATTGATATCTGATAATTATGGCGATTTGATTGGATCTTTCTTTATTAGAGATCCTAATACTAATCCTGCACCAGATGTAAAAATTAATACTGGAAATAAAACATATAAAATTACATCTAGTCCTACAAATGAAGCTGCTGTTGCAGGAAGTACTACAGTTTCATCTGCAGAAACAAATTATATCTCAGACGGAACTCTAGAATTATATGAGACAACAATTACAAATACAACAACAGTAACAAATACTCGTTTAACTACTACAAATATAACAAGAGTAACAACAAATTTTGAACAAACTCAGTTTCCACAACAAGATAGAGGTGGGGGAAAAGACCCACTTGCCCAAACTTTTACAGTTGACCAGGATGGTGGAT